TTGAGTACACTTGTATATTTTAAAAATCCAGACGTTGCATCAACACGAGATAAGATTGAATTATTAGCTCCTCAGTTATCTGAGATGTCCGGATTGGCAGCACCAGATATTGAAGAAACAAATGAACCTTCTAAACCGTTAGCAGCTGATCCTCTCCCTATTGTGGGAGCGGCTATTGATCCTTCTGATGGTTTGAATTCAATTTGTTATGGTGAAAAAATTTCATCTATTCGTCAATTACTTAAACGTTACACAACTACTACGTTTTATGGAGTACCTACCACTGATTCATTTTCTATTTTTGCATATCTTAGAAGATCAATGAATTTTCCTTTGTATCGGGGATGGGCTCCAAATGGCATTCATTCATCAGGGGGCACGCCTTATAATTATTATAAGAGCTCTGTATTGAATCACATGACACCTTGTTTTCAAGGATGGCGTGGTGGTCTTAGACGCAAAACATTTCAGTGTTCTGTTCCGAATACAAAGACCCAGATAATGGGACATATGTCCATTACTCGTAGTGGTGTACCAGGTTTGGGAGTTGCTGAATCGACTGATGAATTATTGATAGAAGGTAATCCTTCATTTGTTGCGGGATCGAATTTGCAGCGTATGCCTTTAGGTTATGCTGGGATGCAGTCTACAGTTATTTCACAGAATCCTGTTTTGGAAGTTGAATTACCGTATCATGCACCAGAGCGATTTATTCCGGCTAAATTTTCTGAACCGAATTCAAATCCAGGTGTTCAATTTCATTATTCAAATACTTTGAACACTATAGATCAGATAACACAACTTGGAGGTCCTTTCTTTGTCGATTATACGGCAGCTGGAGACGACTTTTCATTGTTTTGGTATACTGGTGTCCCCATTATGTATGCGGCATCAGCTGATCCAGCACCTTAGAGTGCTAAGATCCATAAGATTAAACTTATGTAAAATAAATATAGTTTTTAATAGTTTGTACTAAAAGTCAAGAACAAACTTTCCTCTGTGGCTGAGGATGACATCATTGTTAATGATGAAAAAGGG